CCAGCAGGGTCGAAAAGGTTCTTGATGCCACCATTGATGTTCCTACCACCAATATCAATGCCATACCGTCCCTTCAGGGATGGATCGCTATTTACCTGACTCTGTAGCCACCTAAGCGCCTCGTTATGCATTTGCAAAATCCTTAATAGCAGCAAGTGTCTCTTTAGCTGCTTGCTTCCAAGTGCGCGTCTTATGAACGCGATCTGATCCTCTCTTGGCTCGCTTTAGGTAGAGAGAGTACTTCTTGATAACCTTCGCCATCTGTCGCATGAGGTCTACTTCGTTGGTAACCGCAGCGTTGAAATCCTCTCCGTCACTGGTCTTGATCTTACGCATCTGAAACTCAGCATACAGAGCGTCGTCCTTGAGGAACTCGACCTGAGCGGAGTGCTTGACGGTGATCACAGGCATACCCGTCGCTAGGCACTCCAAGTGAACCAACCCGAAGCCTTCAGCGTGTGATGGTAGGACAGCGCAATGCGATTGCCTGACGAGTTCCTGCAACTCTTCTCGACTTACGAAGCGCGAGTCGAAAATGCAGTTGTCCGACAGGTACTGAAGTTTGCCTTCACCCTTTGGATCTGTGGTTTTGAAGATGACAGAAGCGAAGTCTTGATCTGCAAAACCTAAATCCCAAGCCCTCGACACTGGCCCCATCCCCTTCCTTCCGTTAGGGGCACCGATCCACAGGAAGTTGAACCTTTCTCCCGGCGACCATGACCTCTCGACGTAAGGGTAGGCATCGGGATCGAAACCAAGCGTAGCTACCTCCATCGGCACACCTGTTTCTCGGCACATATCGATCAGAGCGTCGTAGCAGAACTTCGACGGGACGATCTGCAAATCTACATTGCCAAGAAGTAAGGGTTCCATATGGTACGAGGGCGCAGGGTTGCTCTCGCACATAGTGTAGAGAACATTCTTCTTCCCAGCTACTGGCTTGAACACGCGAGGGTTGCAGAAGTGAAGGGCTATCTCCGCGTCGTCGCTGAACTCCACTTCTTCGCTCCGGCCCAGAGCCTCGAAAAGGTATTTGGACGCAGACATATACCCAAGTGCATTGCCATGTAGCTCGACCTCTTTATACCCTCTGTAATCAATCCTAAGCATGACTGCGAGTGACGTAGCCGTAGGGAGTTGTTGGCTTCACAGCGTCACCCAACCTCGTCAACGCCTCTCCGTCTGCCCTCTCAGCCTTGCCGTAACTAATGAGCGTCTCCGCTTCCTTGAGTGAAACCTCAACAACGGTGCCACTGGTCAGTAGACCTTGGTTGATTACCGGAGTAGGCTCCAGCAACTTGACACGAACAGCGATTTTACCGTGATAACTTGTTTTGATCATAAATCCTCCTAATCTAGTTTACCTTACAATGCGATCTAACGTCGCTCCAGTCTCCGTAGGTTCATGCGGTTTTTAACCTGAGAACCCATCTGTGTTTCGGTTCTGTTTTCACTCTTTTCATTCCAAGTGCGTCTCTTGCCTCAGAAACTGTTATTCCGTTTCTTCGTGCCATCCTGAAAGCATAACGACGGTGCCTCTTTACTCCATCGTCTCCGACCAAATGCCACTCTGGATTTGTATATCCTTCGTGTGTAAATCCAGTAGCCTTATAAACAGTCCCCTCATGCCCCTGTTCTGGGTCTGCGAAAGCAACTACCGCCTGAAACTCCATGAGCTTTTTCGCCATCTTTAATGACAAACGAATGAATCTTGACAACTCATAGGGCTTCTTTGGTTCTGAACGGCACATTCTTTTTATCTCTATTACTGAGTCAACATTTAAGAATTTTGCCTGATACGGATTTACCCCTATTCCATACACTATAACGGCGTATAACTCTTTCCCCCACCACAAGCCAAAACAGATGTTTTTCCCCGTAGGTATCCTGTGCGAGTAATGCCATTTCTCCACAAAGGCTTTAGCCTCTTTGTGCTGTAAGCAAGTGATATGAAAATGGGGCGGGGAGGTCGGATTCGCACCGCCATCTTGGAACTGGAATGTTCCCTGTTCTACTTTTGAACTATCCCCGCAATTATTCATTTTAGTTTTAACTCCTTGACAATTACAGTCTTGTTCATTTGCCTTACCTAAGTGGCTTCGTCCAGCTACTGAAATTGATCTCTCGCCAAGTAGGCGCGTCCTCATCTCCAAGGACGGTCACGCGGATACCTTCGTTGCTGATCGAGACACACTTCCCCTCGACAGCAATCGAGATCTCTTGATTGTTCGACAGGATCGCCCTGTAGTCACCCTCTTGGAGATCCTTAGCGTCCAGATCCCAATGCATTTCCTTATGTCTTCCTCGCTTCATCTCAATTCCTCCTTTGCTCTTGCGAGCAGTTATGATGTGTGTCCTTCATTCTTGAGAATAGCAGAGTAGAGGAGGACGGTCAAGCAGCAACCGCCCCCCTCCCTCGCATTAGCCGATGAACTTCCTCGCGACCTTTCTCGCGGCTTCATTCGTCAACCCTAGCTCCTTCTTCAGCCAGAGAATATGCTTGCTGCGCTCCTCGCGCACTTCGCGACGGCGGTCCTTGCCCCATTGACGCTTCGGTTCTTTCATGCCCTTCCGAAGAATCACCCATGCACTGTTGCGATCTCGACTGCTAGCGTGCCCACACTTCTCACAAACGAACTCTCGCTCAGTAATCTTTCGATCCCTGCCGATGAAGTCGCAGTTGCTGCACTGCTTTGTGGTATTAGTTGATCTAACGGGAACCAGAGCATCAGAGCGGTCGAACAGCGCCGCCTGTTTGATCAGGACATCTCTCGCTTGGCCGGGTCGAGCCTTCGCAGCCTTGCCTAGATACTTGCCGAAGTTCGTCCACGATCCCATGAAAGCATCGTCAACGTAGATCGTCTCGAAGTTGAGAAGCATATTTCGCGCCCAAGCCTTAATGACTCGATCTTGCTTCGCACGCCAATCATCGAACGCGAGATCGCACTGGAACTGCAAACGCTGCTTGGCTGACTCGTCGTCGCTCTCCTTGAGTAGCTTCTTGAGTTTCCCCAACAGCTTCATCGCTCTGGTCTCTTCTGCCTTGCAGGATTTCTCCAGATCCAAATCGAAAGCTGGGTTTGTGACGGTCGCGGTCGGTGCCAGACCGAAGTCGATGCCAGCGGCGTCGCTCTTGTTAGCAGGAGTCAACACTATCGGCATCTTGCGATACCACACCGACTCCCAACTTCCGTACTTAGTTCTACGGAGCGTTACTGACTTGAAGTCCTGTGGAATCGCTGATGGCTTCTTAACTCTGAAAGCAATTCCCTTGCTCCCTGTGATACTAACCCACCCATTCGTGATATGGATGCGCCCCTTGCCGTCCTTGTCAGGGTTGTGAGGGAACGTCAAGGGCATGATGTCATCGCTCTCCACGAACTGCTTCTTGTGGAGGGGCATACCTTTGGCATGGAAACGGCGAGCGGTGGACTGACAGGCGATGGCGCTGCCTTTTTTCATCCACTCATCCTCTGCTCGAAAGAGCCTTGTGTCACACTTGGGTGTCTCACCCTCGATGCCGTTGTATATCCGGTAGTGGTTGCAGCAGAAGTTCCAAAGGTTCCGCTGCCGATTCTCTTCCTGTGTCAAAAGTGCCTTGACGCTATCAACGATCTCTATATCTAACGTGATCTCTTCTGTGTAAAATTTGGTCATTGTTCTTATCCCCTTTTCTGTACCTCACTGGGCACCTACATATAATGCCACACTTTGAAAGGGCGATGCAAGTCTTTTGACGAAAAAAGTTGCAAAAATTAAAAGGGCCGAACCTCGCGAGAGATCCGACCCTTAAATTCCCTACTTCCCATTTAACTCTAACGCTTTCGGAGATAACCCCTTGGATTCCAAGTTAGGCCGAACGCCTCGCGGCTTCGGTCCATCTCGAATTCAGTGTTGCCTTCCATGAACTTATCGATTGCTTCCCATGGCCCCGGCTTCGGACCAGTCTCTAGCCCATGATAGCAGATCGAATCCTCGCAAATAAGGTAACATCCGGCAGTGACCAGAGAACCGTAGGTTCTAAGTACAGATAGGCATTGCCCCATGGCGTGGGAACTGTCCTCGATGACCATAACGCGATCCCCTGAGTAGACAAGCTCTCTGACGGCTTCAAATTTCTCTTCAGCATCACCTTGGAAGAGCCTAACTCTAGGATGCTCTTTTGCTTTTCGATCCATAACTTCATGGTTGACATCAACTCCTATCACCATGCCGTTGCCCATCAGGTCCATTTGATGCGCCAACCAGAGCAACGTGCCTCCGTATTGGTTTCCTACCTCGATAATTACAGTTGGTTTTGTCTCGTAGATAATCTCCTGATAAGCCCACCAGTCGATTGGGTGCTTCGTACAGTGGATACCCCAGTATTCATTTTTGTGGGTTAGGTGATTCTGCCATCGCTCGACTAGAGCTTTGATGCTCCTGTCTTCGACCAACTGTTCGTGTGTTTGTTCCTGCATCTCTGTTCTAATCAGCTAAGATCTTTTCAGTCAGTGCCTTGAGTAGCTTGTCCTGACTATCCTTAGATTCTAGGTACTTGTTGAGGGTACGATTACGCTCCTCTTGGATCTGTGCTATGTCAGCTTCAATCCTAGAGTCTCTTTCATGCCACACCACTACCGCTACAGCTATTAAGGTGCTTAACAGCGAGATCAATAGCGACCACAGCACTCTGGAGTCAACTTGTACCGTCTTACTCATAAGGACTCTAGGACGTAGGTTCTACTTGCGGCCAAGAATTTCGAGGATGTACGCAGCCTCAAGCTGATCGGCAAGCTCGCCAAGAAGCTCTTCCTCGTTCTCGATGTTCTCCTTCACTTCAGCAGTCTCGACCTCGACAACTTCGGCGGTCTCTTCGATGTCACCATCACGCTCGACCTCAACATTGCCAAGGCTCTTGACCAGAGCAAGGATCTGCTCCAGCCAAACTCGCTGGCTTCTCAGTTCGTCGATGATGTCATTAGAGGCATTGGAAGCTGAATAGTAATCATCTTCTTCCACTTCTTCCTCCGCAGGGACTTCATCAACGTCTTCAGCAGGGGCTTCCTCGACATCTTCAGCAGGAGCTTCCTCCTCTGCCGGGGCCTCCTCATCTTCTTCGTACTCCTCTTCCTTGTCGGCAATGATCAGAGCGACGTGGGCCAGAGCAGAGGCAGCTAGGCCGATAGCTTCAGCGGCTTCCTCGATCTCATGCTGCATCATTTTGTGAGCTTCGGCGTTGTCGGGATCTTCTTCCATCGCTTGGGTCTTAGCCGTCATAAGATCGCCAAGCATCTCGTAGGTATGCACGATGCTCTGAATCAGACGCCCAGCGTCATCGAACATATTCGCTTCAAGCTCATGCTCGTTGACTTCTTCCATGTCTTCCATGCCTTCAGGCATTTCCTCTCCATCGTGCATATCTCTATCTTGAATCATTTCTTGTTCCTCATCAGTCTCCTCATTGCGAACAATAGGTTCGCTGTGATCTAGAATGTAGGCTGTGCCTCGCGAATTCCTCTCAATCGCTCTGGCGTCGAAGTGCCCAAGGTCGCCAGTGCGAATGAGTCCTCGCGAAGCAGCGATCTTCAGTGCGTCTGGGTCGGCGGGGATGTTGACAGCCGAAACTTCGAGAAGCTCGCTCTCAAGGAAGTCCCATCCAATCTGATTGCCGCTAGAGTCCAGCAGGGGTTCTGTGCGAAGGGGAGTCCACCCAATCGACACGGCAGAGAGATGATCCTCTTTGTAGAGGTTGTAGATCATCTGAGCGAAATCGTGAGAGGCGAACTCAACGTCGATGAGCATCGCACTTCCGCTCTCAGTCTCCTCGAAGAGCACATTACGAACAGAACCGATTGCAGGAATGCTCTCCGGGCCAGAATCGTGAGACCAGAGGAAGCGTGGGTTCTTCATAAAGTTTTCGAGGTACCAACCGTCGTTGCGAACCTTATTTCCGTCCCTTTTGACTCCATCGGTAGAGGCGACAAAGCGAACCATGGGCTTATCTTCGTCTTCGTGGTAGTCGCGGACAACAGCACCTGTACTGGTTCTGCGAAGGAGAACTTTCTTACCTTCGGCAAGGTCGCGAGAAAGGTCTCCTGATGGCTTTTCGATCTTCATTTATTGGTTTCTCCTTATTTAGTTAGCTACGGGAAGTAGTGAGCATCGGCAGTTGATCACGTTGGCTGGCGAACCTTGGTCATCGAGAGGTCGCCTAAGCCCGTTGGAAAAGACAGAGCCGACAGGCTGCACTTCTCCGTCAATTTGGTGTGAAGGTCTTACGTTGCTGTCGTTCGCACTTAGCCACTCAACCTGATTGACCCCAACAGTCTTGTAGCTTTCGATCTGAGCCTGAGAAGAGGTAATACCAGTTTCGGTCCTAGCAATCACCCTTGACCTAGCAGTGCTGACTGTTCCTCTGAAGGTGCTCTTAACGCGAGTGATTGCGTCGGAGAGGTTCTCGCCCTTCTCGTAGGCTTCAACTAGGGTGTCTCTGATCGCTTCCTTGAGCGTGTCGCCAATCAGATTCCAAGCGGGAACCCTTGCTGCGTAGAAGTTATCAGACAACTCAGGCAAACGCTGCTTCTGTAGCTGTACACCAGCAGGGGAGATGATAGCCAGAGAAGAAGAGTTGTTGAGGCCGGTGCTATACGCGGCTTCGTAGGACGCCTTGATCGTATCCTCGACGGCGGCAGCAAGGTTGTCGTCGTTTAGGATCGCCAAGATTGCATCAATGTCAGCTTGCGTCAGAGCGATCTGAGTGAGATCGATTGCTCGATAGTTCTTCTTGTCTCCTTTGTTGGGAGACGAAGCCTCTCTTACAACCGACTTGAGGAGTCGATGGTAGTGACCTCTGATCCCTTTATAGAGCACCGTCTCTTGCGGGTAGATGGCTTCGCGATACTTATCGCTCAACGCCCGTCTCCACTCTGGCAGTTGCCAGTTGGTGCCGACGTTGTAATCCGCAGTAACCCTGCCCCACGAAGCAAATACTCCCGGTAGCACCTCTTTCGTCCTAAGACTTCCTTCAACGAAGGCTTGCTGATCCAAGCGAACGATCCACACATCCTCGTTCTCGATGATCACACCCTCAACTGCATTCTGAGCGCACCAACGCTCTGCTTGTTGAACCTTTGGGAAATTAACGCGAGAGAGTACAACACTGTGAAGATGAAGTCCAAGTTCGTAATCGTGAGGGTTCTCGATCGTCAGCGAACTAAGCAGATCGCTATTCTTGGCTTCGACATTCTCAATGTCTGCGACAACCTTCGAGGGTGCATCTTCGAGGATCTTACTAACCGAATCCTCGTCAAGTCCAGCGTGACGCAATAGGACAGCACCCTGATTGGGCGATATGTCTCCGTCGCTGATACGCTCAACGATGCTCAACAGATGCTCCTGAGAGATGCCAGCAGATCTATCACCAGTAGCCTCGTCGATCTCGTTCATTTCCTCGACGAGTTCAGAAGCCCAGACCTTACCGGGATCTCCACCCCAGAGCGCCCAAGCAAT